TTCCGGCTGGCTCAGAGCGGTCAATAAGGATGCTGGTGTGCTGCGGGTCATAATGCCTCCATCGCGCCAAACGTAAGACCATATACGCTGGCTTCATTGACTGACCAAGATTGCTCGTTTGAGGACAAGCGAAATACGCCAGCGGCGCTGGTCAGATCGGCAGAGACGTTTGATTGGTCCGTTCTCAAGGCGGGCCATATCTCCAAAGTGCCTGATCCGTTTTGATCCTGCAAAACCTTGTGCAACCGTGCGTTAAGGCCGGAACCAAGCTGAATGTAATCACCAGCGAGCAATGTTCCAGTCATCGTGGTTGATACGCTGCTATCGCCGGTTGAACCTGTGATGTTGACTGTGGTCGCCGTGCCGCGAGGAGCCGACCCTGACGGATCATGCAGCAAGAACGTGCCGAATTGACCGCGCAGGCTAATCAAAAAGGCGATCCATTGCTCCGCATCCGCGCGCTTCATGGCTGGCAGCGTTACATCCGCCTGCCAGGTTTGGCCCGAATAAGCATGAGCCTGGCCAGCAAAGGTGAATGGGCTTCGTGTATAAGTCACAGCGTTAATAGTAGTAAACTCAACGCTCATAATACCAGTGTGCGATGGCAGGGCCAAAGGATAGCTAATACTCATGCGAATGCCCTTCCATATGATCCGCCCCGACGTTTCGCATCTACCACTGCCGACTTGGCACTTTCCGCAATCTGCGGCATTAGCTGCTTGATCTCTGTGCGTACAGTTTGTTGTACACCAGTGGAAACATTAATTGTTTGATTGACAACAACCTGGCCGCCGCCTTGGCCTCTGGTGTGGTCCGTGACCGTCTCTCTTGGGTGCAGCATGGCCATAAAGCCGCCTTTGCCGTCCAAGCCGCCTGCTCGCGGTCCACTGCCTGTATATCCGCCGCCTGCGAAGGTGCGGGCCTGCGGGCGGACGTTGCCAGTCCCTAATGGCATAGATGGGCCAGAGACTTGGTTGGCGTTAAAGTAGCCGCCGACGGCGCTCATGATGAACCCAGTGATCTGCTTGACCACAAACACGCGATACAGCTCTTTGATGATCTCAGAAGCCATGGACTTAAATGCTTCTTTTGTTGACTTTGTACCGTCAACAGCACTCATCATAGCATTCTCAAATGATTGACCGACTGAATCCATTATTCCATTAAGTTGCTTCATGGCTGGTGAAAGCTCACCGTTCACCTTTGCTGCAATTTTGGACAAACCTTTAGGAGCATTGTCATTCAACTTCGCAGCAGCAGCGGCGGCGTCATCAAGCTGCTTTCTGAACTCATCCATGTATGTGAACTGACGTGGATCGCCGCCTCTACCGCCCTGAATCATATTCTTCGCATAGACAAAAGACTTGGCGACTAGCTGCCCCATAACAGTGTCTTCATCTTGAAGCGTCTTCTTTATGCGATCTCTATCTTGCAGTATTGCCTTTAGGACGGCGTGGATGCCATTAGCCTTGACAACCGTTTGACCCATTATCGTGTCTTCCTCACGCATGAATCTGGTCAATTTTTGAGCAATAGCGAGTCTGCTATTTTCAGCCTTATCAACAGCTTTAGCTTGATTCAATATGTTAGTAACTAATCCAAATTGCTGCGCGTAATCCGCCAACTGCTTCTCCAGCTCAGGCGTCAATAATTTGTTTGCAGTTAAGGTGTCAGTGACAATTTGAAGTTTCTTAGCGGCCTCTTCACGGCTTTTGGCGTCCAGACCATTCATGATGTTCCGTAAACCTTGCAAATCTCTCAGATTGGCTACAGCTTCTTCATACTCAAATAACATGGGTTCAGTAGGGTCAACTCCCTCGGGAAGAGCATCAAATTCATTTTGCAACACTTTGACCTGACTTATAGCCCTATCAATGTCTGCCTGCGGCGCAAATTTATCAATTACGTTAATAATAGCTGCGCTACGCTGCTCTTCAGCAACTCTCTCTATCATATTAAGAACGCCAGAGTATTTAGCCAAAACCATCTGAGCTGGCTTTGACATACTCTTTCCAAGAGCCTCAAAGTCAACTTTCTTCAAGGTGTCAAATGCTTGGTTCAAGTCTTCTACTGCTGTCTTTGCATTCCCTGAAGCCTTTGAAGTCTTCTCCGCCACAACTGCAAACGCCGCAAAGATAGCGACCGCCGCACCGACAACCGCACCGATTGGGCCGAAGATTTGCAATAACTGTGGAGCCTGCTGACCAAACGCCTGCATTTTAGAAGTGCCGTTGGCGACTTGAACTGCAAAGTCACCGATCTGATAACCAGCTTGCTGCAAACCACCCATACCGAACTTTCGGAGGTTGACACGACCGACACTAACGCTCTTGTTAAATCTGGCCATTTTTGCCTGGGCGTTCTGCACTGATTGACCAACTTGATGAGTGGACCTAGATACTTGGTCTAAGCCCTTAACTGCCGCATTGGTCTGGGCGGCGATAATAATGTTGATCTTTTCACTCATTTTTATCCCGCTCCTCAATCAGCGCAAAGTATGCGATCCATTCATTATACTCCGAAAGGCTGATTTGCTCAATCTCTGAGACGGTCTTGCCTAATCTAAGCGCCAACCCAAGAAGGTTGAACCTGAATGGATCGCCCCTTAGTTTTTTAGATGGTCCTCTGTGCTATCAGTATCAAAGATAGAACCAAAGACCTTCGCAATCACGTTGACAGGCTCGCCAAGAAGGATCGCCTTATCTTCCAATGTGAATGCTTTTTCGCCAGCCTCATCCTCGCACTTGACAATAATCATCTCGACCATTGCACTCATGCTGGGTTCAGCCAGAAAGTTAGGGTATTTGCGCTGGACCTTCTCAATGTCTCTTGCTGAGACCTCGTTGAAGTAAAGGCGAAGCGGATTGTCCGCCTCGCCCCACTCTTCAACGTCAGAGAAACCACGCTGCTGTTCCGCTCGCTTCGCCGCGATACGTTTTGCTAGGGTCATGTTTTACACCGTTGTTTGTGTTAATGCACCATTACCCTGCACTGAAATTGACATTTCCACAAGCCCATCAAATGATGAACTAACTGAACGACCAGTTACGATGGCAGAACCAGAGAGATAAGTATCTCCGGCTGTATCGCCTTCAGGGTAAAGGTTCAGAGTTACCTCTGCACCGATTGTGAGACCGCCCTGACCCGCTGTGTCAGATTCGTCCCAAAATACATCAACAGAACCAGAAAAGCTGGTCAGTGATGGTTTGTACGTCCGAGCGGAATCGCCCATGGATGTATCTTCAAGTGTGTCCGCAGTTTCCTCAATTGAGAAAGAGCGGATTTCTGCAATCGCGTCGGAACCGACCTTTACGGTGCCTTCGCTACCAGCGTGCGTAGCCATGGTGAATCTCCTATCTGGCCGTTTCCACATCATCAATGTCGGTGGAATACTCGACACTGAAGTTTAATCTGGCGACACCAACAGGCTGTTCGGCCTCCCCAGAGAAATCTATTTCAGTACCCGAAAGCACTGTATTCTTCGCAAGACCATTCAGAGAGTAATCCCCGGCGATGGCCTCTTCGACTTGAACGCAGATTGCGTCAAGATCGTTATCCAAATTAGCCGTTGCTAACGCATAAACGTCAACATTGACCGTCAGCGTTCTCATAAGCGTCTTCCGACCCAAAGTCATCAGGCCGGACTGCTCTGCGCCCGCATAAACAGTTATAGCAGGTAATTTAGCCTCTGTCAGTGGGTAAACGCGACTGCCGTAGACCCTAGACGAAACTAACGCCACATTGCTGTTGAGCAACGCAGCCATTCTCTCTCTGATTTGCTGGCGGACATGAGACATTATAATTTTTCCAATTGCACTACGGTGACACCAGTGCCATCGTGGACCCAAGCCCTAACAACGTACTCAATCGAATTGATAACCATTCTATCAGTTTCTGAGATGTACGGTATGTCAGATGTCCGACAAGTGGCTTGCGGTTGCTCCTGATGAACCTGGACGAATCCACCGTTGTCCACTGGGATAGTTTCGTTGTCGAAGATGACATTGATGTAAGTGTCACCCAGCGCGCCCTGGCGCTTATAAAGCACCCGAGTGGCAAACTCATCTACTGAAAGTATTGCGGCAAGATCACTCGTCAGAGGCAGGGCCATCTTCAACTTCCTCCGGTGGGGTATAAACTTCTGCGTATCCGCGAGAGATTAGCTTGTCTGCGACCCTATCATCAACGTCATGGCTGCTGCCGCTCTTGTGGCTCTTGCCACCCCAACTTGCCTTCTTGATAAGAGTTATCATCATTTGTTTGATCTCCGAGTAACCTTTTTAGCAGGCTTGCTCTTTGGCAGAGCAACGGAGCGGTCCTCAACTTCCTTCGCAGGCTGCGGAGCATCAACATACTCAACGCGGCCCATGGCGGTCAGGGAGCGAGCATTATCATCAGATAAATTTAAAATGTCACCCGCATTGCAGCGAGAGTTATCAATTACACAGGATTTCAAGACTAGATATGGCATAGAAAACTCCTAATAAGTTGGTGGGGACCGAAGCCCCCACCAGCTATATTATGCGCCGTCGTTGTTAAACGCAAACGATACAGCGTGACGTACAGCCACATCGCATGTTTGCAGTGCAACGATGCGTACAGTGCCGCTTGTGCTGCTGGTGTATGGATCAACAACAATGTCCAAGCCGCCGTACATGCCGATCAGCAAGTCAGCAAAGTTGCCGAAGTACAGATCGCCTGCTGTGACTTGGTTGGACACGATGGTGTTGTAACCATTCATGTTGCCGTCTGGGCCAACTACGAACTGGCCTGAACCAGCGTCTTTTGCAGTTGTTTTCAGAGCGCCATACATGCCTGCTGGGGCGATGTATGCCAGGTTGCCAGACAAAGCGTTGTCTTCTGCAACCGCAGTTTCCATCGCAACAACTTCTGCGAAGGTTGGGTTTGCAGCAGCAAAGTTGGTTGGAGCGTTGATGCCAGATGTGTTTTTTACACCTGTTGGCTGGCCAGACGAACCCGAGCCTGCCAACGCACCCAAGTCAATTGCGAGAGCAATCGCTGTGGACAAGTCGTTACGCACAAGAGCTTCAATGTCCAGGCTGGACTGCATCATCATCAAACGTGTGATGTCTGTGAACGCGCCGAGTGTTTTTGGTGCCATTGTGACTTGGCCCAAAGTTGGCTCGCTCTCAGAAGCAGCGCCACCTTCA